GCCGCGTCCTTTCGGACCTGCGGCGCCATCAGTAGGCGGGCCAGAGAGCCGATGCCGTCATGGCGCAGATCAACGGCAAGGCCAGCGGCGCCCACGGTCACGCGCGCCACCAGAAGCTGGACGATTCGCGCCTGCTCGGCCGGAAACAGCGACGCCCACAAAGCATCGAACTCACCGAGCGCGGCAATGACTGCCTTCTCGTCGACGTCCGGCATGTCGGCTTGCAGGGCGGCGAGTGCCCGCGCCCTGACCTCAGGCGTGGCGATCATGCGGTGGATTTCGCCGATGACGGCATTCTCGACCATGCCGGCGGGAAGGCGCTGCGGCCCAGCGGCATCGACCGCGCGGTTCCGGATCAGATCCATCGAGGTGTAGTAGCGATAGAGCTTGGCTCCCTTCTTCGTCGCCGTCGGCGTCATCGCCGTGCCGGTATCGGTGAAGATCAGCCCCCTGAGCAGTGCCGGCGTCTGCGAGCGCGTATTGGCGGCACGCTTGCGGGGACTCTCCTGCAGGATGGCATGGACCTTGTCCCACAGCGCGCGTTCGACGATCGGCTCATGCTCACCGGGATAGCTCGTGCCCTTGTGCACCGCCTCGCCAATATAGACCCGGTTGTTGAGGAGCTTGTAGAGAAAGCCCTTGTCAATCGGCTTGCCGCGCCGCGTGCGCACGCCCTCGGCGGCAAGGGTTCTGGCCAGCACCGTGGCCGAGCCGATGGTGGCAAAACGCTCGAAGATCATGCGGACCGTGGCGGCTTCGGTTGTCTCGATCAGCAGCTTGCGGTTCTCGACCCGATAGCCGAGCGGCACGAAGCCGCCCATCCACATACCCCGCTTGCGCGAGGCGGCAATCTTGTCGCGGATGCGCTCGCCGATCACCTCCCGCTCGAACTGGGCGAAGCTGAGCAGGATATTCAGAGTCAGCCGCCCCATCGACGTGGTGGTGTTGAACGACTGGGTCACCGACACGAAGGTGACGTTGTTCCGGTCGAAGATTTCCACCAGCCTGGCGAAATCCATCAGCGAGCGCGACAGGCGGTCGATCTTGTAGACCACGATCACGTCGATCAGCCCGGCTTCCACATCGGCCAGCAACCGCTGCAAGGCGGGCCGCTCCAGCGTGCCGCCGGAATGACCGCCATCATCATAGCGTTCGCGGATGGCGGCAAAACCTTCCGAGCGCTGGCTGGCGATATAGGCCTCGCAGGATTCGCGCTGGGCATCGAGCGAGTTGAATTCCATGTCGAGCCCTTCCTCGCTCGATTTGCGGGTGTAGATGGCGCAACGCAAACGGCGCTGAACGGGAGCGGCAGTTTCCTGATGATGGCTCATCGGTCGTCCCTCCTCGCTTCGCGGAGGCCGAAGAAGCGGTAGCCGTTCCATTGCGTGCCGGTGATCGCCCGGGCGGCCGCCGACAGCGATTTGAAACGCTGACCCTGCCACTCGAAGCCGTCGCGCAACACGGTGACGGTGTGCTCGATGCCGTCCCATTCGCGGACCAGCCGGGTGCCGACGATTGGATTGCGGCTATCTGCGATGATCGCCTTGCGGTCGGACTTGCCGTCGACCTCGTCGGCCAGCAGATCCAGCATCTTGCGGGTTTCGCGGGAAAGCCCGCCAAGGGCCAGTTCCTGGATGCGCCAGGCCAGCCGCATTTCGAGATAACCGCGGCTGTTGTTCGGCGCCGGGCTGGCGAACAGGGCCTCCCACTCGGCTTTCAGCTCCCTGACCGACATGCGCTTCAGTGCCGCCAGCCTGGCCAGCACCGGGGTGTTTTCCGCGGCGTTCTCATGCTGCTGGTTGTGTTTCGGCCCAGCCCGTTTCGTCGTTTCCGACATCATTGCCCTCCAACTCGGTTGATCGGTTTGCGACGACCAACACGGCGCTTGAGGGCCAGGATGTCGAATGAACTGTCTCTGCCAGCGGCAGATAAAGAACTGGACTGTTCCGACAGGATACGCCTCACCCCGGCAGCCAGGATCCGGCCCACCTCGGCAAGCCGCTCATCGGCGCTCATGCGCTCGGGCGACAGGGGGTTCGGGGCGGAGGATACGTTGTGCATGAGACCGTTCGCAATCAATCCTGACCAGCGAACGGTATGCACAAATCATGGAAACACAAGCACAATCAATTGCTTATCATGTTCGTGCGTAATCATGAGTACTGGATGGCGCTGGTTCAGCGGCGGTTCAGATTGCCCGACCTACGCTGCCCACATCTTATGGCTCGGGAGGAACACATGAAGCGCGTCGTACAAGTCACTGCCATGCTGGCAGCCCTCATTGCCACCGCCACTACGGCATCGGCCTACCGGATTGAGAAAGTGCAGGCATCCTCGCCGTCCCTTGGTAAGCACTATCTCTATTCCTGCATCTGCGACAACGGAAACCGCATCATCTCGTATTCAACAAGCCCCATCAACGGCAACGACTGCCTCACGGCCTGTTACCATGCCGGTTCCGGATATGGTGGGCCGCAGACGCCGCCCGTGAAGTCCCTCCCTGCCACCACGCGCAACGTCGACAAGGTGCAGTAGGGCGATAACGTTACGCGGTGGCACGGCCTGCTCAGTGGTGCGTTGCCGGCCGCACGTCCCTGTCGGTGTCCAGGCGCAGCGCCGTGCGCCACAGTGACGTCTTGGTGAACAGGCCATCATCGAATCGTCGCGCGCCCTCAACGCGATCCTCCCGCAACAGCCCCGTCCAGCATAGCGGACGCAGAACCTGAACATAGAGGTTGCTGAGGATCATATCGAAGCGTTCTGACTCGCCCTTTGGCCCATAGAGCGTGTGGCGCAGTTCCGTTGCGGTCGCGCCATTCTCGACCTCGACATTCAGCACATTGAGGAAGATGTCCCAATTGCCCGGCAATCGTTCCGGCCGCCGTGCAAATCGCAGGTGGTCCACTTCGAAGAGATAGAACGGCGTGATGATGCCGAACAGCCGGCCAGGATGACCAACCAGGGACTGGCCCGCCTTGGTCAGCGTGAACTGGCCCTTGGAGTGACGCCCGATCTTCAGGGCAATCATCAGGTCGTGCAGGTCCATCAGCGGACCGAAGTCGATCTCGTTCAGCACCTTGTTGATGGCGAAGAGGTCGGCCTCCAGATAGCCCGGCCATTCGAACTCGGCGGCCGCCCAGTGGACGAAGCTGCGTTTGAAGGCTTTTGATGGCGTCAGCGGGATCGCTCCGTGCTCGTAGATATAGGCGAAGGTCTTTTCCATTGCCCGCACCATTGGCGAGTGCACGAGCGCCGGATCGTCATCGACCACTTCCTCGAACACGATCAAGATCAGATCTCCCGGCCGAACCAGCGGATGCGGCCGATGATCCTGATCTCTTCGGCGGTGCGCTCATAGGGGCTGTAGAAGGTGTTGTCCGAGATGATGCGCACCTGCGGCGGCTCCGAGTTCGGGATGTGCTCGAGGCGCTTGGCCACCAGTCCCATGCCGTCGAACAGCACGAAGATACCGGGCGGTGTCGGCATGCAGCGGGCAAGGTCGACGAGCACGACGTCGCCGTCGTGCAGGGTCGGCATCATGCTGTCGCCCTCCACATGCATGATGCGCAGGTTTGCCGGGTTGGCGCGCAGGCGATGCGTGATCCACGAGCTTTTGAAGTGGTAGGGCTCGCCGTTCTCCACCTCGTCCGCGACGAGCTTGCCGCCGCCCATCGATGCCGTCACCTCGACGGAAGGGATCGCCACAAACGGGTCCGCTTCTTCCTCCAGGGCAGGCTCATCCCCCTCGACCATGCCCTTGCCATGCAGGAGCCAGTTGCGATCGACCTTGATGATCGCCGCGACCTTGTCGAGCTTTTCCAGGTTCGGGCGCTCCGAGCGGCCGCGCATGATGTCGTAGACGAAGGACCTGTTGACACGCGCCTGCTCGGCCACCTCACGCGCATTCAGCCCCAGCTGTTCGGCTCGGGCTCTCAGTCTGTCGGCGATGGTGATGCTCATGGTTTCGTCCGGCATGTGGATTTTGTGGATTAGAGAGGATTGATTCATCCGCGTCAAGAGAATAGAACATAACAGGAACGAAAATCTGCGGGACGGGTGCGTGGGATGGCGTCGATCGAGAAGGATTATTTCGCGCTGGACGAGCTGGAGGAGCGATGGGAGGTGCCGCAGCGCGATCTGGCCTATCTCGCCGAAAACGGCCTGCTGAAGGTCTCCGTCCGCCTCTACGGGGCCCAGCTCGAACATGGCAGCTACGAGGAGATCGACGAAGGGCAGTGGTGCTCCATTCCCGAGAGCCAAGCCCCCTTTCACGGGCTTCAGGATCTGCGCACCCATGACGCCTACCGGCTGTTTCACGAGGGCGCGCTGCGGATCGATCGTTTCGAGGCTCCGAAGGATCGTTACTGCGTTGTGCTGCGGCCCGAGGATGGAATCCTGATCCGGAAGGAAGAACTGGTCGTCCGACGAGAGGAGCGCGACCGCGCCGAAGCCAAGCACGGGCTGGCCGGTACGCGGCGGACATCCGAAATCGTCTTCGAGCAACGGCACGATTTCAGCGAGATCGTTCTCGGGGAGCGAACCTTCATGCTTGGCCAGATCCAGGCGCGGGTCGTGCGCATCCTTCATGAGGCGGCCATGCGCGGCGTTCCGTGGCAGCATGGCAAGGCGGTGCTGGCCGCAGCCGGCTCTTCCTGCACGCGCCTGTCGGACCTGTTCAAGACACAACCGGAATGGCGCAGATTGATCCAGTCCGACCGGCGCGGCCGTTACCGGCTCAATATCCGGTTCTTCTGATCCCCCTCCCTCACGCCCGGTTCCGCCGGGCTTTTTCGTATTTCCATGCCGGCGCATCCCCCTGCCATCCCCTTGTCCATCCCCCTTCATGCGCAAGAAACGGTGATTCTGATCCCCTGACGATCCACTTTCCATCCCGACGACACCGTTCTGATCCTCCGCCATCCTCTCCGCAGGTTTTCTCAAGGACCCAAGGAGAACGAGATGGCTACCAGACACCTCTCCCAGATCGAGCTGGCTGCTCGCTGGAACATTTCGCATCGCACGCTGGAACGCTGGCGCTGGACGGGTGAAGGCCCGCAATACGTCAAGCTCGGCGGCCGCGTCGTCTATCGCCTCGAGGATGTCGAAGCCTACGAGGCCGAGCAGATCCGCCAGAGCACCGCCGGCCACCGCCATCAGGCTACGGCGTGAGGGTGCGGTGATGACGATCCCCAACCACATCACCCTCGATGATCTGCGCAAGATGCAGATCGGAGAGATCGTCGCCCTGCCGGCCGAACAGCTCGCCCTCCTGCAGGAGGCGACCGACGCGAACGTCCGCAGCGCAAGGGCAATCAGCGACTGGCTCGAAAGCGCCATCGCGCTCAAATACACCGACCGCGCCGTGATGGCGCGCATGGAGGCGAGCAAGGACACCGGAACCGTCCGCTTCGACGACGGCGCGGTTACCGTGATTGCCGACCTGCCCAAGCGCGTCGATTGGGACCAGGCACAGCTGGCACAGCTGGTGGAGCGCATCAGTGCCGCCGGAGACGATCCCACCGAATATGTCGACGTCAGCTTCAAGGTAGCCGAGCGCAAATACGCCGCCTGGCCCGAGTCGATCCGCCAGACCTTCGAGCCCGCCCGTACCGTCAGGACCGGCGCGCTCAAGGTAAAGCTCGAGCTGAACGGGGGTGCGCAATGACGGCCGCACTCCCCATCATCTCGGCCGATCAGCGTCTGGCAGCGCCGCGCAGCATCAAGGGCTGCATCTTCGGCAAATCCGGCATCGGCAAGACCTCGCTGCTGTGGACGCTCGACCCGGCCACCACGCTGTTCATGGATCTGGAAGCCGGCGACCTTGCCATCGAGGGCTGGGCCGGTGACACGATCCGCCCCCGGACCTGGGATGAGTGCCGCGATTTTGCGGTGTTCATCGGTGGCCCCAACCCGGCGCTGCGCGACGACCAACCCTATAGCCAGGCGCATTTCGACGCTGTCGTCGCACGTCTCGGCGATCCGGCTCAGCTCGACCGCTACGGCACGGTCTTCATCGACTCGATCACGGTGGCTGGGCGGCTCTGCTTCCAGTGGACCAAGGGCCAGCCGGAGGCATTCTCCGACAAGACCGGCAAGCCCGATATTCGTGGCGCCTATGGCCTGCATGGCCGCGAGATGATCGCCTGGCTGACCCACCTGCAGCACACGCGCTCGAAGAATATCTGGTTTGTCGGCATCCTCGACGAGAAGCTCGACGACTTCAATCGCAAGCTGTTCGTCCCGCAGATCGACGGCTCGAAGACCGGCCTCGAACTGCCCGGCATCGTCGATGAAGTCATCAGCATGGTCGAGCTGAAGGACGAGGACGGCGCACCCTATCGCGCCTTCGTCTGTCAGACGCTCAATCCCTTCGGCTTTCCGGCCAAGGACCGCTCCGGCCGGCTCGACATGGTCGAACGGCCCGATCTCGGGCGGCTGATGAACAAGATCCGCAACGCGGAGCGCCAGACTTTCGCGGCCGTATCGACTGCCTCCCCCCAAACATCCTCCACCCCAATCCAGGAACAAGGAGCCTGACCCATGTCGGCATGGAACGATTTCAACGACGCGCAGACCAACACCAACCTCATCCCCAAGGGCACGCTCGCCAAGGTGCGGCTGAGCATTCGCCCCGGCGGCTTCGACGATCCTTCGCAGGGCTGGACCGGCGGCTACGCCACGCGCGGCTCGACCGGCGCGGTCTATCTCAATGGTGAGTTTACGGTGCTCGAGGGCCCATATGCACGCCGCAAGATCTTCACCCTGATCGGGCTCTACAGCCCCAAGGGTCCGGAATGGGCCAATATGGGGCGCGGCCTGATCCGCGGCATGCTCAATTCGGCCCGCGGCCTTTCCGACAAGGATCAGAGCGAAGCGGCCCAGGCTGCGCGCCGCATCTCCGGCTTTGCCGATCTCGACGGGCTGGAGTTCGTCGCCCGTATCGACGTCAGTACCGACACCAATGGCGACGACAAGAACGAGGTCCGTTCCGCCGTCACCGCCAGCCACAAGGACTACGCCGCCATCATGGGGATGGTCACGGCGACGCCGCAGGCCAACGCTGCGCAGGGCAATGCCTATGCCGCGGCCAGGCAGCATGGCGCAACACCGTCGTCGCGCCCCTCCTGGGCACAATAGCGCGAGGGTCCGACCATGCTGCTTCGTCCTCGCCAGAAACTCTTTGTCGAGCGCTGTGTCGCCGCGCTCGACACACACGTCAACACGCTGGGCGTGGCTCCGACCGGGGCCGGCAAGACCATCATGTTGTCCGCCGTCGCCGGCAAGATGATCGGCGATAGCGGTGCCAGGGCGGCGGTGCTTGCCCATCGCGACGAGCTGACCGCTCAGAACCGCGAGAAGTTCGCCCGGGTCAATCCTGCGATCACCACCTCGGTCGTCGACGCCAGCGGCAAGTCCTGGGGTGGCCGGGTCACCTTCGCCATGGTCCCGACGCTGTCGCGCAGCACCAACCTCAACGCCATGCCGGCGCTCGATCTGCTGGTCATCGACGAGGCGCATCATGCGACGGCCGACAGCTATCGCCGCATCATCGACCAGGCGCTGAAGCGCAACCCCTCCTGCCGCATCTTCGGCGTCACCGCCACGCCCAATCGCGGGGACCGCAAAGGGCTGCGCGAGGTCTTCTCCAATGTTTCAGACCAGATCCGCATCGGTGAGTTGATCCGCTCCGGCCATCTGGTGGCGCCGCGCACCTTCGTCATCGATGTCGGCGTCCGGGATGAGCTGGCCAGGGTCAGGAAGACTGCCAGCGATTTCGACATGGGCGAAGTCGAGCGCATCATGAACCGCACGCCGGTCACCGATGCCGTCATCCGGAACTGGCGGGAGAAGGCCGCCGATCGGCAGACCGTGGTGTTCTGCTCGACCGTCGACCACGCACGCGGCGTGACCGACGCGTTCAACGCCGCCGGCATTGCCGCGGCTCTCGTTCATGGCGAGATGGGCGACGCCGAGCGCAAGGCTGTGCTTGCCGCCTATGCCGTCGGTGACGTTCAGGTCATCGTCAATGTCGCCGTGCTGACCGAAGGCTGGGATCATCCGCCAACCTCCTGCGTCGTGCTGCTGCGCCCATCCTCTTACAAGTCGACCATGATCCAGATGGTCGGGCGGGGCTTGCGCACCGTTAATCCCAACGAGCACCCCGGTATCGTCAAGACCGACTGCGTGGTGCTGGACTTCGGCACCTCCAGCCTGATGCACGGCTCGCTCGAGCAGGAGGTCGACCTTGCCGGACACGAGGCGTCCGGCGATGCACCGACCAGGACCTGCCCGCAATGCGAGGCTGATATTCCGCTCGGTTGCCATGAATGCCCGCTTTGCGGCTTCGTCTTCGAGAGCATCGACGGCGGCGGCGACATTCCGCTCAGCGATTTCGTGATGTCGGAGATCGACCTCCTGAAACGCTCCAGCTTCCGCTGGTGTGACCTGTTCGGTGACGATGCCGCACTGATGGCCAACGGGTTCTCCGCATGGGCCGGCGTCTTCTTCCTCAACGGCCGCTGGTACGGCGTTGGCGCCGCAAAAGGGGTCGCGCCGCGTCTGCTGGCCATCGGCGAGCGCATGGTCGGCCTCGCCGCTGCCGACGATTGGCTGAACGAGCACGAGTCCGACGAAAGCGCCCACAAGACCCAGCGCTGGTTGTCGCAACCGCCGACAGACAGGCAACTCGCCTGGCTGCCGGCCGACTACCGACACGATTTCGGGCTGACCCGCTATCAGGCCTCGGCACTGCTCTCCTTCCAGTTCAACCGTGCCGCCATCCGCAGCCTCGTCTTCGGCGCTGACGAGCATGATCTGGCGAGGGCGGCATGATGGTTGACCCGACCTTGGCCGAACAGGCGGCGATCCGCAGCACCATGAAACCAGTCGCCGAGATCATGGAGGAGATCGGCTGGCCGACCCGGTTTGCCGACCTCTCCGAACAGCAGGTGCTCACGCTGATCGAGGTTACCGTCACCGGCTTTCAGGATGCGCTACGCGAATACCGAGCCGCCAATCGCGACACCGATCCCGAGATGCCGTTCTGATGCTGGACTTCAACCACAAGCAAAAACCTGGCGAGCAGATTACCGCCCTGATCGATGCCGCCCTCGAGGCAGGGTGCGCGGCCACAGAACCACGAAACTACCTTGGCGGTTCGCGCCTCGGGCATGCCTGTGAGCGCGCCCTTCAGTTCGAGTTCACCGCAACACCGAAGGACGAAGGTGCGGGCTTTTCCGGCCAGGCGCTGCGCATCTTCGCCATCGGCCATGCGCTGGAAGATCTGGCCATCCAGTGGCTGCGGGCTGCCGGGTTCGACCTCTACACCCGCAAGGGCAACCGGCCCGATGGCGGCCAGTTCGGCTTCTCGGTCGCGGGCGGGCGCATCCGCGGTCATGTCGACGGCATCATCGCCGCCGGGCCCGAGGGCTTCGGTCTCGCCGTTCCCGCCCTCTGGGAATGCAAGACGATGAACGCGAAGAACTGGCGCGCCTGCGTCAAGGACGGCGTGACCAAGTCAAAGCCGGTCTACGCCGCCCAGATCGCCGTCTATCAGGCCTACATGGAAGCCAGCGTGCCGGGCATCAGCGCTGCGCCCGCGTTGTTCACCGCCATCAACAAGGACACGGCCGAGCTTCATCACGAACTGGTCCCGTTCGATGCTGATCTCGCGCAGCGCATGTCGGATCGCGGCGTTCGGATCCTGCAGGCGACCGACGCCGGCGAACTCCTGCCCCGAATTGTCGCCAATCGCGACTTCCTCGAATGCCGCTTCTGCCCGTGGGCCAGCCGCTGCTGGGAGTTGCCAGCATGAGCGACGACGACATGCCTGATTCCATCAAACAGCCCGCCACCGGTGAGATCGTCCACTTCAATCCCTGGCGCGACTTCAACGATGCGCCGGCGCAAGTCGACGTGTTCGGCGACGAGCCGGACCCCGAACAGATCGCGCAGTTCATGGACGTGGTCTTCGGTTATTGCGAAGGCCTGATCCCGGTGCGCAGCTTCATCGACAAGGGTCAGGGGTTCGATGGCCGCCCACACAACATCTGGATCGACGCCGATCACACGGTTGCCGACAAGATGGCGACCTTTGCCAACTGGGCCAGCCACGAGGGGGCCGCCGTCTATGTCATCCCCGGCACCGTTGCCGCCAAGGGACAGGCCAAGGCCGCCGATATCCTGCAGATGCAGACGGTGGTGGTCGACATCGACACTGGCGACATTGCCGCCAGGCGCGCCCATCTCGAACGTCATCTTGGAACCCCCACCATGGTGGTGGAAAGCGGCGGCGTAACGCCGGAAGGCCAGCACAAGGCTCATGTCTGGTGGAAGCTGACCGAACCGGCTGAGGGCGAAGACATCGCGCGCATTTGCCGTCTGCGCGGCGATATTGCCGCCAAGGTCGGTGGCGATACGCACTTCCGCTCGGCCCATCAGCCGATCCGCGTCGCAGGCTCGGTCTATTACAAGAACGGTCTCAAGACGCGGGTCCAGATTGTCGAGCTGAACGCGACCATCGAGCGCGATCTCGAAGAGTTCATCGAGGCGGTAACCGACATGCCTCCTGCGCCCGGCATCTCGCTCCAGCCGGACTTTTCCACGCCTGGCAAGCCCGCGGTCGCCGATGTGCTGGTGACACCGGTGCGCGAAGGCGCGCAGGATGACTGGTCACGCTTCGAGGGGGCATCGGCGGCCATCGGCCACTACATTCGCATGGTGCATGACGGCCGCCTCTCGAAGGATGAAGGCTGGCAGGCGATCTGCGAGTACAACGCCGCCATGCTGCGCCCAGCCTGGCCGGTGGAGCGGCTGAAGCGCGAATCCGAGCGGCTCTGGGCCATCCATGTCGAAAAGCATGGGCCTCCGCTGATCCGCCTCGACAGCGCGGCGCCCGCGCCGAACGAGCTCCCCACCTTCACCCTTGGCGCGCTGCTCGACGACACCAGCCCCATGCCGGCCGATATCATCGCGCCACGCGTGCTGACGCCAGGCGGCCTGCTCGTGCTCGGCGGGGCGCCGAAGGTCGGCAAGAGCGACCTCTTGATCACCTGGCTCGTGCACATGGCGGCGGGCGTGCCCTTCCTCGGCTTCACTCCGCCACGACCGCTGCGGATCTTCTATTTGCAGGCCGAGATCCAGTACCATTATCTGCGGGAGCGCGTGCAGCAGATTGGCCTGCCGCCCGACATGCTTGCCGCCGCGCACGACAATCTTATCACCACACCAAAGCTGCAGATGCTGCTCGATGCCGAGGGCAGCGTCCGTGTTGCCGCAGCGATCCGGCGCGCATTTCCGGTCGAACCCGTCGACATCATCTGTATCGACCCGATCCGCAACATCTTCGACGGCGGCCCGGATGGCGGCGGCGAGAATGACAACGCCGCCATGATGTTCTTCCTGAAGGAGCGGGTCGAGGTCCTGCGCGACCACATCAATCCCGACTGCGGCGTCATCCTCGTCCACCACACGAAGAAACTGTCGAAGCACCAGGTGAAGGACGATCCCTTCCTGGCACTCTCCGGCGCCAGCGCCCTGCGAGGCTTTTACACCACCGGCCTCATTCTGCACCGGCCTGACGAGGAGATTTCCCAGCGCCGCCTCGAGATCGAGCTCCGGAACGGCCCGGCTCTGCCTGCCAAGCTCGTCGACAAAGTGGGCGGCCGATGGGTCGAGATCAACCCGATGAACGAGCGCCTGGTCCGTGCGGAAGTCGGCGCCAGGCATGATGCCGAGCGCGTGCGCAAGGGCGATGTGATCCTGCAACTCCTCTTCGATGAGGCGGAAAACGGGCACCTCTACACAGCGCTGCAATTCGCCGAGGCCTTCGAGAACAAGGCTGGGCTCGGCGGGAAGGACACGATCCGTGAGCGGATCAGCGTGCTTGCGACCAAGGGCTTCGTAAAATTCGTCCGTGATGGCGCACCGTTCGGCCTGCCCATTTCCAGATCGAAGTTCGGCTACCTCTGCGTCGAAGGCATGAGGTTCCCGACCGGCGAAGACAAGGCCGATGGCGAGACGGGCGAGATCGTGCCCGTTCTGATCCCAGTGCTGCCGAGCACCTACAAATGTCCGCAAAGCGGCGCGGCGCTCCCAGTCGAGAACCCGACCGTATGGGTCTATCCGGAGGATGCCGAATGATCATCTGGCACGATGTCATGCCTTGCGCAGCACTGCGCAGCTTCAAGTTGGGGAAGTTGGGAAATCTGGTTCCAACTACCTGCGCTGTGGCACGTTCGGCCTTGCAGGATCGCGCGCCAGCAAGTTGGGAAGGCCTTTCCCAACTACCTTTGATCCTGCGCGCACCGTTACGCTGTAGCTCGCAGTTTCAAGTTGGGAAGGACGAGTATCTCCCTGACGCCCACAACTTGAATTTCACAAGTTATCACAAGTGGTTAGCCATCAGATCAAATTGTGGGGGTGAAACCCACCCCCTTTGGGGGTGGGGGAGAACCGCGCCGAGCGGGTTCTCCCACTCCCACCCCCAGGGGGTCGCACGCGTGGCCAGTCTCGCCCCGAATATCCCGATCCGACGACGGCGGCCCTGTACCGCCAAGCACCAGACCGCCGTCGTCTTCCACCAAGGCAGCCAATCCCGAAGGAGACCACACATGGCTGAATCGACTCTGCGCATTGCACGGCACAGCGCAATCCCCGTGCCGCCCGTCGCGATGACACACCACCGCCCCATCCTCGCGCTCGACCTCGGCACCACCACCGGCTGGGCGCTACGTGATGCAGATGGCCTGATCACCAGCGGCACCGTCTCGCTTCGTCCCGGCCGCTTCGATGGAGGTGGCATGCGCTACCTGCGCTTCACCAACTGGCTGACCGAGATCGACCGGCTGTCCGGTCCTGTCGCCGCGATCTGGTTCGAGGAGGTGCGCCGCCACGCGGGCACCGACGCGAGCCACATCTACGGCGGGCTCATGGCCACGCTGACCGCATGGGCCGAACTGCGCGGTGTACCCTACGAGGGCGTCCCGGTCGGCACGATCAAGCGCCACGCCTCGGGCAAGGGCAATGCCGACAAGGCCGCCATGGTCGCCGCCGTCCGCGCTCGTGGCTTCTCGCCCGCCGACGACAACGAGGCCGACGCCATCGCCATCCTGCTCTGGGCGATCGAGACGAAGGGAGGTGTCGCATGAGATGGCATCCCCACGGCTACGGCGGCCGACGCCGGGATCCCGAACAGGTCAAGCGCGAGGGCTGGCGGGAACAGGGCGTCCTCGCGGTCTCCGCCGATGATGACCGCCTCACCTGGCCCGAGCGTGAGCTGGTCCGGCAGTTGGGCGAGAAGCTCTACGGCCCGCGCCCCTCGGAAAGGGAGGCACGCCATGGCTGACCGCATCTGGACCGCCGACGATGTCGCCGACCATTTCGAGGAGGCTTTCCGCACCCTGCGCAAGCTGCCGCCGGTGAAGGTGCAGGGCTATTTCAACACCTGGCCGGAGATCGTGCGGACGAGTCGCGAGATCGCCTTCATGGAACCCGAGCCGATGCGCATCCGACCGTCGGCAGCGGCGATCACGCGGCTCGAGCAGACCTTCGACTGGGTGCTCTGGATCGAGGAAGCCGAACGGAAGCTGGTCTGGTCCCGCGCCGCCCGCGTGCCCTGGAAGCAGATCAGTGGCGAGCTCGGCTGCGACCGCACCACCGCATGGCGGCGCTGGCAGCTGGCGCTGACCAAGATCGCGGCGCGGCTGAATGCGCAGTGACTCCAATGTGTTGCAACACTTTTCCCTTCGACATCTGCAACATGATCGTGCTATCCGCAGGACAAGACGGGGAGAGTGCGCCGAAGGGCTCGCTCTCCCCTTTGCGTTGAAGCGTCTACGGCAGTGTATACCAGGTCGTCCGTCCTCCGCCGTACCGAACCAGATGGCCGTTGTCGACGAGTTGACGGAATTGCTGTTTCAGCGTGTTCCGGCTGGCGCCCGTCAACCTGATCATGTCGCCTGCGCTCACACGGCCGTGCTCACGGGCATGATCCAGAATGCGCAACGACAGTTCGGGCAGGCTCGGCAGCACCAGCCTCTCGCGCTCGACCTTGCCGGCAAGCCGCTTCACCTGCTGCTGCAGGGCGCGCAGGAAGAAAGTCAGCCACGGCTGCCAGTTCGGTGCCCCACTGCGGATCGAGCCCTGCGTCTGCCGAAGAGCGAGGTAGTAGCCCTCCTTGCTCTGCTCGATCACGCTTTCGAGCGAACTGTAGGGCACATAGGCATAGCCTGCCTGTAGCAGCAGCAGCGTGGTCAGGATGCGGCTGAGCCGTCCGTTGCCGTCCTGGAAGGGATGGATTTCAAGAAACACGACGGTGAACACCGCGATCACAAGCAGCGGATGCAGCCGTCGTTGCTCGCGCTCGGACGTCAGCCAGCCGACGAGTTCGGCCATCAGGCGGGGGGTATCGAAGGGAGTCGCTGTCTCGAAGACAACGCCGATCTGCTTGCCGTCCTCATCGAAGGCGGCGACGCTGTTTGAGGAGGTCTTGTAGTTGCCGCGATGCCAGGCGTCCTTCTCGCTGTGGACGAGCAGGTCGCGGTGCAACTGCCTGATGTGGTTTTCGGCGATCGCGACGTCGTCCCAGGAACGGAAGACAAGCTCCATCACCTCGGCATAGCCGGCCACCTCCTGCTCGTCGCGCGTGGCGAAGGATTTGACGTCGAGATTGGCGAGCAGCCGTTCGACGTCCCGATCGGAGAGCTTGGCTCCCTCGATGCGAGTCGACGATCCGATGCTTTCGATGGTGGCGACGCGACGCAGGGCCGAAAGCCGCTCGGGCGCCAAGGTACCGAGCGCACGCCACGCGCCCTTGAACTCGTCGATCTCGGCAATGAGCGCGAGGATCTCCTGAGTGATCAGGATCGTCTCGGTATTGATCGGATTCTGTGCCATGCCCGAATATACACCCAATTACGCCCATTTCGGCAAGCCATTTCGACGCCCATTTACGCCCGAATGGGGTAAGTCGCCAACTTCGCGGGTCCTTCCTGGCGAAAATCCTATGCTGGCGGGCGAAGCGCGGCGCATCGCCAGCGTCAGGCTGAAAATTTTGGGAAGCCATCCCGGCCGGAATCCACCGCGCAGCCAGGAATAACCACGCAATAACAAATACCTGACTGGACTCTCCGGGTGGATGCCCGGTGGACTCCGGAGTCCAGCAGGAAGCCGGAGGACTCCGTCAGGCGGAATCCACCGCGCCGACGCCACCGATCACCACCTTAATCATCGACAGGATCGTTCATGACCCTCGCCTTCGCTCCCGAGCGGATCGAGACTTGGCCGCTTGCGCGCCTCGTGCCCTACGCGAAGAATGCGAAGGTGCATGGCGCGGACCAGGTCGCGAAGATCGCTGCCAGCATGGCCGAGTTCGGCTGGACCGTGCCCTGTCTTGTCGGCGCGGACGGCGAGTTGATCGCCGGTCACGGCCGCGTGCTGGCTGCCACGCAGCTCGGGCTCACCGAAGCGCCGGTGATCGTGCTGGGCCACCTGACCGAGGCGCAGCGCCGGGCCTACCGCATCGCGGACAACAAGCTGACCGAACTCGGCACCTGGGACGAGGCGCTGCTGTCGGCGGAGCTGAACAATCTGCTGGCGGAGGATTTCGACTTGTCACTGGTCGGCTTCTCCGACGGCGAGTTGGACAAGCTGCTGGCCTTCGTGCCGGAGGGGGATGGGGAAGAAGGTGCCGCCGGTGGCTCCGTGCCACCAGTGACCATCCCCGAACCACCGCGCAATCCGGCCTCGCGGACGGGCGATCTCTGGATCCTCGGGGACCACCGTCTGCTCTGCGGCGACTCGACCTCCCACAACGATGTGCGCCGCCTGATGAACGGCGAACGGGCGGTGCTGTTCGCCACCGACCCTCCGTATCTGGTCGACTATGATGGCTCGAACCATCCGACCCGCAACAAGGACTGGTCCGCGTCCTACGGCACGACCTGGGACGACAGCTCGCAGGGCGCCGAGCTCTACGACGGCTTCATCGCGGCGGCCGTGGCCGAGGCCATCACGGAGGACGCGGCCTGGTATTGCTGGCACGCCTCGCGCCGCCAGGCGATGCTGGAGGCTTGCTGGGAAAAGGCAGGAGCCTTCGTCCACCAGCAGATCATCTGGGTGAAGGACCGCGGGGTTCTGACCCGGTCCCACTATCTCTGGAAGCACGAGCCCTGCTTCATGGGCTGGATCAAGGGCAAGCGCCCGCCGAAGGTGGCGGAGCAGACGTTGCCTTCGACCTGGGAGATGCCGTCCTTCGCCAAGGACGAGCGGCCCGACCATCCGACGCCGAAACCGCTCGATGCCTTCGGCATCCCGATGCGTCAGCATGTGGCGCGGGGCGGCCTCTGCTACGAGCCATTCTCTGGCTCCGGCTCGCAGATCATGGCGGGCGAGGCCAATGGCCGTCGCGTCTTCGCGATGGAAATCAGTCCCGCCTATGTCGATGTCGCCGTGGAGCGCTGGCAGGGCGAGACCGGCCGTGAGGCGATCCTCGACGGCGACGGCCGGACGTTTGGAGAGGTGAAGGCCGAGCGGCTGGGCGAAACCTCACATGAGGCAGATGCAGCATGAAGCAGTCGCGCCTCATGTCGCTGATCGAAGCCATCGCCAACGTGGTCGTCGGCTATGGCGTCGCGGTCGCGACCCAGTTGATGGTCTTCCCGTGGTTCGGTCTGCCCGCGCGTCTCGACGACGCGCTGGTGATCGGGGCGATCTTCACCGTCGTCTCGATCCTGCGGAGCTTCCTATTGCGGAGGCTGTTCGAGGAAATCCGGGTCGGCGGTCAGTTCCGAGACGGATCCTCGAAGATGCCGAGCATCTCCTCCACCCAGTCCTCGTCCTAGCTCCGCATCAGCACGGCCGCGAGAAGCTGGACCAGCCGCGTAACCGGTGCATCCGGCGGATTGTCGGGCAGATAGAAGGAGAGCTCGCCCTCGGCGGAGACCACGAGGGCGGACGAGCCCGGAGGCAGGACCGAGCCGTGATCGGTGGAAACATCGGTCATGGCGTCACCAGTAATATTTGTGCGGCTTGTGGTTGCCGAGATCCCAGATCAGCGTATCGGGATCGGCGCCATACAGCAGCCGGGTGATCGTCCGGGCGCTGCGGCGACGGCGCGGACGGCTGTGGAACAGGATGTTCCAGTGCGACGGCGTTCCGTTCGGGAACGCGCCAGTGCTGCGGCTTCTGGTTCGGGATTTCTTGCGCTTGTAGTTCATCATTCGTCCTCCGGAATTTGCAGACATACGAATGCCTGCGGACCGGAGGGCCACGAATGAGGAACCAGCGATGAGGGTCAGAGTCAGGATAATTGTCGCGGGAGCGCGCATATCATGGTGGCGTCGCATCGTAAACCACCGCCTCGAAAGGCGGCGGTATCTTGTTCGACGCTTCGGCCTTCAGACAGGCGGAAGCCGGTAGACCCGTCCGCGCCCCTCGATCTTGTCCGAGGTGACTTCGAGGTCGAGCTTCTTCTTCAGCGCCCCGGCCATCGCGCCGCGCACCGTGTGCGGTTGCCAGCCAGTGACGGCAACGATCTCGGCAATGGTCGCGCCTTCCGGCGCACGCAGCATGGCGATGAGCGTCGCCTGCTTGGTGCCCTCGCGACGTGTCCGCGCCTTTGCGCCAGCGGGCGCCGTGGGCGCGCTGTCAGGCGTGGTGGCGTCATGGTCCGCGCTGCCCACTGAGGCGTCCGTGTCGCCAGCTGTGGTGGAACGGGACGCGTCCGGTTCGGATGGCTCGTCGGGTGCAATGCCGATGGCGGCAAGGCCCGCGTCGGTGATGACCAGCGTGACGCCGTGACCGTCGCCGGCCTCGCGCCAGACCGGATCACTCAGATGCGGCTGGAAGGCGATGCGGCGAGCTTCGACCTCCTCGAGCAGGCCCTTCGCAATCATGGTGTCGATCACCTTGGTGGCGGCGCCGCCCTTCAGATTGGCCGGCAGCGGCAGGGCAATGCGATCGTCGCGCTGGGCGGCGGCGCTGAGAATGATGAGTTGGGTATCGGAAAGTTGAGCCATGGTGGCCTCCGTATTCGGGCGCGCGGGATGCGGCCCTTCTACGAGGCCAGACCCGCCAGTCGGCGGGCGAGGCCGGCGAACGTTGGTGCTACTCGGCGTATTCGCCTTCATGGAAGGCGCTATCGCAGATCTCGCGCAGCCTGGCGCGGTAGTGGTCCAGCGTGCCGACATGGCCCCAGTTGATCTGGTCGGGGTCTGTATTGAAATGGTCGTCGCTCAACGCCTGCAAGCGGGTGAGTATGTCGTCGATCTCGAGCTTGGCGGAAATGAAGGCGTCGATGGCGGTTCTGGCGTTCGTCATGGCATGGTCCTTTCTGTTCGTGCACACACTCATGCTCGGATCGTCGGGATCATTAACTGAATAAGTCGATCATTTTGTTGCTGTTTTCGCGTCAACGGTGAGCCGGAGAAAGAGTGCACATGCAGGGCATGAGCGAGCGCCAGTATGCCGCCCATGCCGGCCTGTCGCGGGGCGCGATCCAGAAGGCGAAGACGGCGGCACGACTGGTTCTTTATCCGGATGGCAGCATCGATGCGGCGGCTTCCGACCGGCGTCGGGCGGAGACGATCGACCCATCGAAGACCCGCAAACCGCCAGCGCCGAAATTGAAGCCCGTGCCCGAGGCGGCGGTAGCTGCCGTGGGCGACACGTTGCGCGAACAGGGGCTGACGGCTCCGGCGGTCGGCGGTGGCACGACCTTCCTGCAGGCCAGGACCGCAAACGAGGTGCTGAAGGCGCAGGAGCGGCGCATCCGGCTCCAGAAGCTGAAGGGAGAACTGATCGACCGCAGCCGGGCCACCCTGCTGGTCTTCCGGCTGGCGCGAGAGGAACGGGACGCATGGGTGAACTGGCCGGCACGAGCAGCGGCGCTGATGGCGGCCGAGCTGGGGCTGGAGCCGTCGACGATGCAGAAGGCTCTGGAGAAACATGTACGCGCCCACCTCGACGAACTCGCCGAGGTCCGACCCGACTTCCGATGACGGTGAGCATGGTGACAACGGCCTGACCGAATTCGATGGCGCGGCGGACATCCTTCGCGCCTGGAGCACTGGTCTCACACCCGATCCGGACCTGACAGTCTCGCAATGGGCCGACCGCCATCGCCGGTTGTCGTCGCGCGCCTCGGCAGAGCCGGGACGGTATCGAACACAGCGCACGCCCTACATGCGCGAGATCATGGACAAGCTGTCGCCGGGCGACCCGGCGCAGCGCGTCGTGTTCATGAAGGCGGCGCAGGTCGGCGCGACCGAGGCCGGCAACAACTGGATCGGCTTCGTCATTCATCAGGCGCCAGGCCCGATGCTTGCGGTCCAGCCGACGGTCGAACTGGCCAAGCGCAATTCTCGCCAGCGGATCGACCCGCTGATCGAGGAAAGCCCGGAGCTGCAGGAGAAAGTCAAACCAGCCCGGTCCCGCGACGCGGGCAATACCATACTGTCCAAGGAGTTCGCGGGCGGCATCCTGATCATGACCGGGGCGAACTCGGCGGTCGGGCTGCGGTCGACCCCGGCGCGTTACATCTTCCTCGACGAGGTCGATGCCTATCCGGCATCGGCCGACGAGGAAGGCGATCCGGTCACGCTGGCCGAAGCCCGGTCGCTGACCTTCGCCCATCGGCGCAAGGTGCTTCTGGTCTCGACGCCGACGATCCGGGGTTTGAGCCGGATCGAGCGGGAATACGAGGCCAGCGATCAGCGCCGGTTCTTCGTGCCGTGTCCGCATTGCGGCGCGATGCAGTGGCTGAAGTTCGACCGGCTGCGCTGGCAGAAGGGCAAGCCGGAAACGGCGGAATACATCTGTGAGGGCTGCGATGCGCCAATCGCCGAGCACCACAAGACGGCGATGCTGGAAGGTGGCGAATGGCGGGCCACCAGCACCTCGGCCGATCCACGGACGGTCGGGTACCACCTCTCGGCGCTCTATTCGCCAGTGGGCTGGATGAGCTGGATGCAGATTGCGAGAAGCTGGGAGGCCGCTCAGGGGTCGGATGAAGCGATCAAGGCGTTCCGCAACACGATCCTCGGCGAGACATGGGTCGAGACCGGCGAAGCGCCCGACTGGCAGCAGCTTTACGACCGCCGCGAGGCGTGGAAGCCGGGCACCATTCCGACGGGCGGGTTGTTCCTGACGGCCGGAGCGGATGTGCAGAAGGACCGGATCGAGATTGATGTCTGGGCCTGGGGCCGTGGCCTCGAAAGCTGGCTCGTCGATCACGTCGTGGTCGAGGGTGGGCCGGATCGGCACGACGCCTGGTCGGAGCTGACGGCGCTGCTGGACCGAAGCTGGCCGCATGAACGCGGCACGCATCTTCGGATCGCGCGGCTCGCCATCGACACCGGGTACGAGGCTCCGGCGGTCTATGCCTGGTCGCGGGCGCAGGGCTTCGCGCAGGTGTCGCCGGTGAAGGGCGTCGAGGGGTTCAACCGTTCGAGCCCGGTCTCGGGTCCGACGTTTGTCGATGCCACCGAGGGCGGCAAGCGGCTGCGGCGCGGGGCGCGGCTCTGGACCGTGGCGGTGTCGACCTTCAAGGCCGAGACCTACCGCTTCCTGCGGCTGACGCGGCCGACCGAGGAGGACATTGCCAATGGGGCGGCGTTCCCACCCGGCTCGGTGCATCTGCCGCATTGGGTCGAGAACGAATGGCTGAAGCAGTTTGTCGCCGAGCAACTGGTGACAGTCCGCACAAAACGCGGCTTCGCGAAGCTCGAATGGCAGAAGCTGCGCGAGCGCAATGAGGCGCTGGATTGCCGTGTCTATGCCCGCGCCGCCACCTGGATTGCGGGCGCGGACCGCTGGCCTGACGAGAAATGGCGCGACCTCGAGGATCAGCTCGGGGCAGCCCCAACCGAAAACGATCCCGCCGGGCAGATCAACAGACCCGGACAGGCCCCGCAGGGCAAGCGCCGTTCCGACTGGCTCGGGCGGCGCGGGGATTGGTTCTGAACCGATGACGTGGCCGCGTGGCGGCAACCGGAGAAGACGACACAATGACCGACTGGACGGAAACCGAACTCTCGGCGCTGCGCCGGGCCTATGCCAGCGGCACGACGCGGGTCAGCTATGACGGCAAGTCGGTAGACTATGGCTCGGCCGAGGATCTGCTCGCCCGCATCCGCACCATCGAGCGCGCCATCGCGGGAACGTCTCGGCCACTGCCGGTCGCCGGTCTGGCTGGCTTCTCGCGCGGAGATCGATGATGCCCGCCAACTGGATGGACCATACCATCGCCACGGTCGCCCCGCGCATGGCCGCCCGCCGCGTGCTGGCGCGACAGGCCTTCGAGACCCTGACGCGGGGATACGATGGGGCCGCGCGCGGGCGGCGGACGGAGGGCTGGCGTGCGCCGGGATCCTCGGCCGACACCGAGATCGGTGTGGCCAGGGCGCTGCTGCGCGACCGGATGCGGGACCTGGTGCGCAACAACCCGCATGCCGCGAAAGCCGTGGCGGTGCTGGTCAACAACATCATCGGTGCGGGCATCATGCCCCGCGCCGCGAGCGGCGACGACAGGCTGGACCGGAAGGTCGACGCGCTGTTCGAACGCTGGACGGCGGAGTGCGATGTCGACGGCCAGCTCGACTTCTACGGGCTGCAGACGCTGATCTGCCGCGAGATGGTCGAGGCGGGCGAGGTGCTGGTGCGCCGCCGCCTGCGCCGGGCGAGCGACGGTCTGCTGGTGCCGCTGCAATTGCAGGTGCTGGAAGCGGACTTCCTCGACGCCACGAAATCCGGCGCCATCGGCGCGGGACGTCTGGTCCAGGGGATCGAGTTCGACCCGGTCGGCAAGCGCCGGGCCTACTGGCTCCATGCAGAACACCCCGGCGACGCCTACGGGGCCTTGCAGAACGGGTTGCAGAGCCGCCCGGTCCCGGCGACAGAGATCGCCCATGTCTACGAGAAGCAGCGCACGCAGGCGCGCGGCGTGCCCTGGGGCGCGCCGGTGATCCGCAGTCTGCGTGATCTCGACGATTACGAGGTGGCGGAACTCGTCCGCAAGAAGACCGAGGCCTGCGTCACCGCCATCGTCTTCGGCGACGACGAGGCTCAGCAGGGGATCGCGCCCGCCGTGGTCGATGCCGATGGCAACCGGGTCGAGCAGTTCGAGCCGGGGCTGATCGCCTATGCGCGGGGTGGCAAAGACATCCGCTTCAACCAGCCCGCCGCCACCGGCGGCTATGGCGAATACAAGCGCGCCAGCCTGCACACGATCTCGGCCGGGTTCCGCGTGCCCTACGAGCTGCTGACCGGCGATCTCAGCCAGGTCAACTATTCCTCGATCCGCGCCGGGCTCGTCGAGTTCCGCCGCCAGATCGATGCCGTGCAGTGGCAGCTGTTCATTCCGATGTTCTGCGCACCCGTCTGGCGCTGGTTCACGGAAGCGGCGTGGGCGGCGGGGCAGATCCCGTCGCCGGATGTACCGGTGGAATGGTCGCCGCCGAAGTTCGATGCCGTCGACCCCTACAAGGATGCGATGGCCGACCTGCTGGCGATCCGCTCGGGCACCATGACGTTGGCACAAGCCATCTCGCGGCAGGGTTACAGCCCCGACGCGGTGCTCGAGGAAATCGCCGCCACCAACGCCAGGCTCGACGAACTGGGCCTCGTCCTCGACAGCGACCCGCGCCGCGTCACCAAGACCGGCAGCGCGCAGACGGTCGATCCGACGGCCAGCACCGACACGGAAACCGACTGAGGCCGCAAGCCGAAACCGACCAACAGGAGAAGGGTCATGCCCGACACCATCATGCCCGCGCCGGCTTCGCTGCCGATGCAGACGCGGCGAGAACCCATTGCGCCATCGTCCGTCAATCCCGAGACACGCTCCGTCGATGTCGTCTTCACCACCGGCGCGGCCGTCCGTCGTCGTCGCTGGACCGGTTGGGACACCTCCGTTCCCTTCGACGAGATCCTCGAGGTCAGCGAGCGCGCCGTTGATCTGTCGCGCCTCAATGCCGGGGCACCGGCGCTCGACAGCCATTCGGTCTGGTCGTCTTTCTCGCAGGTGGGCGTCGTCGAACGCGCCTGGATCGAGGGCGAGGAAGGCAAGGCCACGATCCGCTTCCCGCGCGAAGGGCTGGATCAGGCGGCCGACCGCATGTTCGGCCTGATCAGCGACGGCATCATCCGCAATGTCTCGGTCGGCTATTCGATCGACCGCGCCAAGGTCGTCGAGGCCGAGAAGAAGGGCGAGGTCGAAAAGCGCATCGTCGAGCGCTGGACGCCGCTCGAGGTCAGCTTCGTCACCGTTCCCGCCGATCCGCGTGCGCAGGTGCGTGCCGCCGACCAGACCAGCTATCCGATCGAAATCATCGCAACCCGCTCGAACAAGGAGGCCTTTATGCCCGAGAGCAAAACTGTCGCAGCGGGAGATGACCCCGCCATCACCGAAACCCGCAACCCGCCCATTGCGACTGCGACACCGGACAAACCCGATGCGGCCGAGGTCCGTGACCAGCCGAAGACGCCGGCAAAGGCCGATATGCCCGATACCGAGGCCGTCGCCACCCGCGCTCGCGAGGTCGAGCGTGACCGGGTCTCGACCATCTATGATCTGGCCAACCGCCTGAACCTCGAGCGCGGCTTCGCCGAGGATCTGGTCAAGCGCGGCATCAGCGTCGACGAGTCCCGCCGCCTGATTCTCGACCAGGTCGCCACCAAATCCGACGAGACCCGGACCTTCGGCCAAGTCTCCGTCCCGCTCGGCGGCCGCGACGAGCTCGTCACCCGCCGCGATGCGGTGGCGAATGCGCTGCTGCATCGCTACAGCCCGACGCTGTTCCCGCTCGAGGATGCCGCGCGCCAGTATCGCGGCATGACGCTGCTGGAACTGGCCCGCGAAAGCCTCGGCAATGCCGGCGTGAACACGCGGGGTCTGTCGCGCGACGAGGTGGCGACGCGGGCGCTGCACTCGACCTCGGACTTTCCCGAGATCCTCTCAGCGGTTACCAACAAGACCCTGCGGCAGGCCTATGACGCCTATCCCCGTACATTTGCTCTCTTCTGCCGCCAGGTGCTCGCCACCGACTTCAAGGCGATGCACCGCGTCCAGCTCGGCGAGGCGCCTCAGCTTCTGGAAGTCGGTGAGAGCGGCGAGTTCAAGCGCGGCACGCTCGGCGAGAGCAAGGAGAGCTACAAGGTCAAGACCTATGGCCGAGTGGTCGCCATCACCCGCCAGACGCTGATAAACGACGATCTCGACGCCTTCACCCGGATCCCGGCGATGTACGGCAACTCCATCGCCCAGCTGGAGTCGGACGTGGTCTGGGGCATCATCACCTCGAACCCGGCCATGGCCGACGGCACGGCGCTGTTCCATGCCAACCACAGGAACCTTGCCGGCACGGGTGCTGCGCTCGACGTCACCAGCGTCGGTGCGGCCCGCGCCGCGATGGCGAAACAGACCGGTCTCGACAAGAAGACGGTGCTCAACATCCGTCCCGCCTTCCTGATCGTCCCTGCCTCGCTCGAACTGAAGGCCGAGCAGCTGGTCGCCCAGAACCTCGTGCCGGCGCAGAGCGGGAATGTCGTGCCGCAATCGATCCGCACGCTGGCGCCGATCAGCGAGCCCCGGCTCGATGCCGCCAGCGAAACCGCCTGGTATCTGGCGGCGAGCCCGAACCAGATCGACACCATCGAATACGCCTATCTGGAAGGACAACAGGGCGCCTACATCGAGACCCGCAATGGCTTCGATGTCGATGGCGTCGAGATCAAGTGCCGCCTCGACTTTGGCGCCAAGGCCATCGACTGGCGCGGCCTCTACAAAAATCCCGGGGCATGAGCCGCCGGAAATTCTCTCCATGAACCCGAACCTGCGGGCGGTCCTGACGGGCCGCCTTTCGTCTTTCCACGAGGATCCTCCCCATGAAAAACTTCGTCCAGCCCGGAAGCACCATCACCCTGACCGCACCCTATGCCGTCGCCTCGGGCGACGGCCTGCTCGTCGGTGCGATCTTCGGCGTGGCCGCCGGGGACGCCGCCCTCGGCGAGCCCGTCGAGACCGCGCTCGTCGGCGTCTTCGACATCACCAAGGTCGGCAGCCAGGCGTGGACCGTCGGCACCAAGATCTATTGGGACAACACCAACAAGCGCTGCACCACGGTCACGACGGACAACACCCTCATCGGCGTCGCGACCGAGGCCGTAGCCAGCGGCGCGGGCGATACCATCGGCCGGGTTCGGCTGAACGCCGCGTTCTGATGAGCACCTTTGCCGCTGCCGTTGGCGCGCTCTTTGCCGATCCTAACGTCGGCCGGGACGCGGTCTACATCGCCGATGGCGGCGCGTCTGTGCTGGTGCGCGTCGTCGCCCATCGCGCCGACGCGATCAGCGACTTCGGCGATGCAAGGATCTGGTCCGAGACCACGCGCGTGGATCTGCAGGTGGCCGAGGTTGCGAACCCGCGCCCCGGTGATCGCATTGAGATCGACGGCGACGCCTTCCTCATTCAGGGTGAACCCATCCGTGATCGCGAACGGCTCGTCTGGACCGTGGATCTGAGGCCCGCATGAAACTCGGCGTCAGCATCGTCGGCGATATCGCCAGGATCATGGAAGCCGAAACCCGCGCTGGCGAAAAGGCAGTCTCGGCGGCAATGCGCGAAGCCGGGACCAGTCTCAAGACCGCCTGGCGAGCGCAGATCACCGGCGCCGGGCTTGGGAGTCGGCTTGCCCGAACCATTCGTTCAGCCCAATATCCAAAGGGCCGGCCGAGCCTCAACGCCGCGGCGCTGGTCTGGTCGAAGGCGCCGGTGATCGTCGGCGCGCACGATACCGGCCCGCTGATCCGTTCGAAGGCCGGTTTTTGGCTGGCGATCCCGATGCCGGCGGCGGGCAAATCACTTCGCGGCGGCCGCATCACGCCCGGTGAATGGGAGCGTCGCACCGGCATGCGCCTGCGCTTCGTCTATCGCAGGGCGGGGCCGAGCCTGCTGGTTGCGGACAATGTTCGTGTCAGCAAGAAAGGTCGTGTTCGCGAAAACATCACCCGGCACAAGGACGGTCGCGTCTCGAGCCGGCTGCAAGGCCGGGCGACGGCCGTGATCTTCCTGCTGGTGCCGCAGGTGAAACTGCCCAAGCGCCTCGATCTGGTGCGGGATGCGCGGGCAATCGAGAGCGCACTGCCGGGGTTGATCATGGCCAATTGGGGCGAGAACTCATCCTGAGGGCGGTCGACATTCTTGCGGCATTGGCATATATTGCCATAGCAACTCGATGGAGACTCGCATGGCCACCCGCAACGTCGTTCTGACCGATACCCAGTCCGCACTGGTCGACCGGCTGGTGGCGTCGGGGCGTTACCAGAATGCCTCGGAAGCCCTGCGTGCGGGACTGCGCCTGCTTGAGCGCGAGGAGACCGAGCTTGGCAATCTTCGCGCTCGCTTGACGACCGGACTGGAACAGGCCCGGCGCGGCGATCTGGCCGAGGGGAGCGGTGAGGATGCGATCCGTCGCGCCTTTGCTGCGGCCCGTTCGCAATCCTGATGCCCAAATCATGGCACCTGACACGACAGGCCGAAGCATCCCTCGTCGAGATTGCCCGCTGGACCCTCGAGACCTTCGGCCCTCGGCAGGCGACGGCCTATGAGGAGGACCTGGTCGCCCGCTGTGAGGAGATCGCAGCCGGTGCGGCCATGTCGCAAGACTGCCGCCGGATCATCGACCCGGAGCTGCCCGAGGATCTGCGTTTTGCGCGCGCAGGTCAGCACTTCGTCATTTTCGTCGAGGACGCCGATCAGGTGATCATCGTCGATTTCCTGCACGCCCGCTCGGACCTGCCGCGGCGGCTCGCAGCCCTCACGGAACCGAAACCCGACCGGGACCACTGAAGCCGGGCTGGTCCCGGCAAACCGGGATCACCATGTCCACCACCCGCGAAACCATCCTCGCCGCGCTGCACACGCGGCTTTCGGCGCTGCCCGCCACCGCGCTGCGTGGTGAGGTCCTGCCCGAGCGTGTGCCGGCAGCCGGGCTGCTGATCCTGCGCGACGGCGAGCCGGGCGAGCCCGAGGTGACGCTGTCGCCCTTGCGATACCACTACCAGCACCGCGCCGAGATCGAAGCGGTCGTGCAAGGTGTGAACCGCGACACGACCTTCGACACGCTCTGCGCCAGTATCGGTGCGACACTCGCCGCCGACCGGACGTTTGGCGGACTCTGCGACTGGGTGGAGGCGGAAGCTCCTCAGCCCGTCGATCTGCCGGTGGACGGCGCGGCCAGCCTGAAGGCGGCCGTCATTCCGGTGATGCTGCATTATTCCACGGCCGACCCACTCGGCTGAACCCGACAACATCTGACAGGGACAAGATCATGGCACGAGCCCAAGGGGCGCGGGCGCGGATGGCGCTCGCCTTCGAGACGACCTATGGCACACCGCCCGGCAGCGGCTACACGAGGATGCCGTTTGCAAGCACGACGCTCGGGTCCGAGCAGCCACTGCTGAACTCGGAACTGCTCGGCTATGGCCGCGATCCTCTGGCGCCGGTCAAGGACGCGGTGACCGCCGATGGCGATGTGGTGGTGCCGATCGACGCAGCGGCTTTCGGCTTCTGGCTGAAGGCGGCCTTCGGCGATCCCACCACCACCGGCACCGCGCCCGGACCCTTCACGCATACGTTCCAGTCCGGATCGTGGACACTGCCGTCGATGGCAATCGAGACCGGCATGCCCGAGGTGCCGCGCTATGCGATGTATTCCGGCGTGGTGCTCGATCAGCTGACCTGGCAGATGCAGCGCTCCGGCCTGCTCACGGCCACCGCGCGGCTGGTGGCGCAAGGCGAGACGGTCAACACCACCTCGCAGGCCGGCACGCCGACCGAGCTGGACCTCATCCGTTTCGGTCACTTCAACGGCTCGATCAAGCGCAACGGCACCGCCTTGGGCAACGTGATCTCGACCGAGATCACCTATGCCAACAATCTCGACCGCATCGAGACCATTCGCGCCGACGGCATGATCGACGGCGCCGATCCGTCCATTTCCGCGCTCACCGGCCGCACCGAGGTGCGCTTCGCCGACAGCACATTGGTGACGCAGGCCATCAACGGCACGCCGTGCGAACTGGAATTCTCCTACACGCTCATCTCCGGCGAGAGCCTGACCTTCACGGCGCATGCCGTTTATCTGCCGCGGCCGCGGATCGAGATTTCCGGACCGCAGGGCGTGCAGGCCTCGTTCGACTGGCAGGCCGCGCGCGACGCCACGCTCGGACGCATGTGCACCGCCGTTCTCGTCAATGATGTGGAGGACTACTGACCATGATCCGTCTCGATCTTTCCACCACCCCCCGCTGGCTCGACCTCGGCCATGGTCTGCGCCTGCAGGTTCTGCCGGTGACCACGGCTATCATGGTCGCTGCCCGCAACGATCCCGACGTCGAAGCGCTGCCAAAGAACGCCAGCCAGGAGCAGATGGCGGTGGTCATGGCCAAGGCCGTCGCCCGGCGCGTGGTGACGGATTGGGAAGGCGTCGGCGATGCCAACGGCAAGCCCGTTCCCGTCACGCCGGAAGGCATCGACGCGCTTCTCGACATCTGGCCGATATTCGAGACCTTCCAGACCCGCTGCCTTGCACCACATCTGATGCTGGACGCGGAAAAAAACGTCTCATCGCCCTTGCCGAATGGCACTTCGGCGGGGGCGAAAGCTATTGCGCGGCCTGCGAAGGCGCGTGCGAAGACTGCCCGGCACGGCTGAACCATCCGGAAACTCCGGAAGGTTGGCAGGTCTGGGACCTCGTCCTGCGCCTGACCGGACAGTTGCGCGTTGCCGGCGGCATGGGCGCCACGGTTGTCATCGGCTGGGACATGACGGCGGCGCTCGCCATGGCGCGGGCGCTTGGGATCGATCCGCTGGTCGCCGCCGAATGCCTGCCCGGGATCGAGGCGGTGATGGTGCGCAAGCTCAACGAACAGATGGCGGCCGAACGCGGCTGACCCGACGAGGTTCAAATCAAACATGGCCGAAAAGCGCGTCTCCGTCCGGCTCGTTGCCGAGGGCGGTCGGCTGGTCAGGTCCGAGTTTCAGGGCGTCGGCGAGGCTGGCGAAGCCAGCTTCAAGCGCATCGAGAAACAGGCCGACATCACCGGCAAGGTGGTGCGCCGCGTCATGGGCGTCCTCGGCGCGGCGATCAGCGTCCAGCAGCTTGTCACCTATACCAACAGCTGGACCGATCTGCGCTCGCGGGTCGATCTGGCCACCGGCAGCCAGGAAAAGGGCGCAGCCGTCATGGAGCGGCTCGCGACCATGGCGCGGCGCACCTATTCCGGCATCGAACAGACGACCGAGTCCTGGCTCGCCAATGCCACGGCGCTCAGGGAACTCGGGCTTTCGACGAAGGAGAGCCTGGATTTCACCGAGGCGCTCAACAACGCCATGGTGGTGTCGGGCGCCAAGGGCGAACGGGCGGCCTCGGTGCAGAATGCGCTGTCCAAGGCTATGGCGCTCGGCAAACTCTCCGGCGACAACCTCAACACGGTGATTGCCAGCGGCGGCCGGGTCGCCGAGTTGCTGGCGGCGGAGCTGGGCGTCAATGTCAATCAGCTGCGTGAGTTGGGAGCCGAAGGCACGATCACTGGCGACGTCATCCGGCGCGCACTGGTCGGCAATCTCGAACGCCTGCGCGAGGAAGCCGATAGCATGCCGGCCACCATCGGCGATGCCTTCACGCTGCTGTCCAATGCCGCCCTGCAACTGGTCGGCTCCTGGGACACAATGGCAGGCGCTTCGTCCCTGGTGGCAGGCGCGATCATCCTGCTTGCCGACAATCTCGAACATCTTGCCGCCATCGGTGTCGCCTTCGCCGGCTTCATGGCCGGACGCTGGGTTGCAGCCTTCGTTGCGGCGCGGATTGCCACCTTCAGCCTGTCGGGCGCACTGGCGCTGCTGCGCGGCGCCATCATCCGCACCGGCATCGGCGCGCTGATTGTCGCTGCCGGCGAGCTGATCTACTGGTTCGGCCAGCTGGTGAAAGGCGCCGGCGGTTTCGGGCACGCGCTCGAGCTGATGGGCAATCTGGCCGGCGCCGTCTGGGATGGCATCAAGGCAGTCGCCTCGTCCTTCGTCGACGATTTCCGCTCGATCAAGGCCAGCGTCGAACAGCTCTGGCTCAAGCTGATGGCGTTCCTCTCCAACAAATGGGCCGACTTTCTCGCCACGATCGGCCCGACCTTCAACAGTGTTGCCGAAACACTCGGCACGGATGCCCGGATCGACTGGTTCGGGGCACAGTCCTACGCTTCGATGCTCGACCATGCCGTCAGCAATGCCGGCGTCATGGCGGATCGCTATCGTCAGCGAGCCCAGGACACACGCGCTCATGCTTTCGATGCCGTCGGTCCCGCAGCACAGGCGCTTGGCGACGCCATCAAGGGCGCTGACAGCCCCGCATCGCTCGATGATGCCGCAGCAGCGGCTGGCCGTGTGACCGATGCGCTCGACAGTTCGGCGGCCGCTGCAAAGAAGGCCGGCAAGGCCAACAAGAAGGCATCAGAAGAAGCTGTCACCGGTTGGGATGCAGTGGTCAAAAGCCTTTCCGATTATGCGGCGAAGGCCCGCGACATCGGCGCCGATGTCGGCAATGCGCTGGTCAATGCGTTTCAGGGGGCGGAAAATGCGATTGGCGAGTTCGTCAAGACCGGCAAGCTGAAGTTCGGCGATCTCGTCACTTCGCTCATTGCCGATCTCGCCAAGCTTGCCGCTCGGCGCTTCATCCTCGGTCCGATCGCCAATGCGTTCTCCGGCGTTCTCGGCAGTGCGGGCGGACTGTTCGCCAATATCCTGCATGCCGGTGGCGTGGTTGGTTCACCCGGTCCCGGCCGCATGGTGCCGGCCATGGCCTTTGCTGGCGCACCCCGCATGCATTCGGGAGGCTGGGCAGGCCTCCGGCCCGACGAGGTGCCCGCGATCCTGCAGCGCGGTGAGCGAGTGCTCTCCCGTCGTGAGGCAGCAGCGGCGGCGCGTGGCGTATCCGCTCCGACCGTCAATGTCACGATCAACGCCCGCGATGCCGAGAGCTTCCGGCAATCGCGCACGCAGGTCGCCGCCGACATAGCGCGTGCGGTGTCGCTCGGTCGGCGCGGTCTCTGAGGTTTTTGCAAAAAATGGCTTTCCACGAGGTCCGGTTTCCGGACGATATCTCGCGCGGCGCACGCGGCGGGCCGGAACGGCGCACGCAGATCGTCGAACTGACCTCGGGCGACGAGGAGCGCAATGCCAGCTGGGCGAACAGTCGCCGCCGCTATGATGTCGCCTACGGCATCCGCCGCGCCGACGATCTCGCCGCCGTCGTCGCCTTCTTCGAGGCGCGCAATGGTCGGCTCTACGGGTTTCGCTTCAAGGACTGGGCCGACTACAAATCGTGCCTGCCGTCGCAGGCGCCGGGCGCAACCGACCAGCAGCTCGGAACCGGCAACGGCAGCACCAGGACCTTCCAACTGGTGAAGAGCTATGCCTCGGGCAGCCAGAGCTGGGTGCGGATCATCACCAAACCCGTTGCCGGCAGCGTGACGATCGCGCTTGCCGGCACGCCAGCACCTGCGGGCTGGTCGGTCGACAGCACAACCGGGCTTGTCACCTTCGGCACGGCGCCCGCTGCCGGCGTGAGCATTGCCGCCGGCTTCGAGTTCGACGTGCCCGTCCGTTTCGACACCGACACGCTCGACATCACCCTTGATCTCGAGCGGCTCGGCTCGATCACCTCCATTCCCCTTGTGGAGATCCGCAAATGAACGATGAACCCGGCTTCATCGCCGGCGTGCTGCGCGATCTTGCAGCCTCGACGGCGGTGATCCTTGCCGCCTGGGGCGCGCTCGGCGGCGCCACCAATGCGCTGACCACCCGCATGCGGCTGCGCGATGCGCTGCGCCACATCCTGCTCGGCGGCATCATCGCCGCCGGCATGGGCAGTTTTTCCATGGCGCTGGTCACGAAGTGGCTCGGTCTGCCTGCCGAAGCGATCCCGGCCGGCGGCGCTGCCGGTTCCGCCGCCTATCTCGTCGGCGTCTTTGGTCCCGCCTTCATCGAGGTCGCACTTGCCCGGCTGCGTGGCGCGAAGGGAGGCGATCACGATGCGTGAGCTCCTGCGCCTTGCCCGGCAGTTGCGCTGCGACAGTCCCGACCCGCGCGAGGCCTTCGTCCACCGCCTGCGCATCGGGAGCGTGGTCGCGCTCCTCATCCTGCTCGTCTTTCTCCTGAGGTGATTTTCCATGCACGGCAATTTCAGAAACTGCCTGGCGGTGACGCTGGGTTATGAGGGCGGCTGGTCGGATCATCCTACCGATCCGGGCGGCGCCACCATGAAGGGCATCACGCTCGCCACCTATCGTCGTTTCAAACCCGGCGCCACCAAGACCCAGCTGCGCAACATCCCGATGAAGGATGTCGAGGCGATCTACCGTGCCGGATACTGGGACACGGTCAATGGTGACCGGCTTGCCGCCGGTGTCGATCTCGCCACCTTCGATGCCGGGGTGAACTCCGGCCCTGCACGGGCAAGAAGCTGGCTGATGGCCTCCATCGGCGGGCCCGATCACGAAACGGTCCGGAAACTCTGCGCCAAACGCCTCGGCTTCATGCGCTCGCTCGCCATCTGGAACACCTTCGGCCGGGGCTGGTCGCGGCGTGTCGCAGAAATCGAGGCCAGGGGTGTGGCGTGGGCGCTGGCCAGGTCCAAAAGCCCCGTGCAGGCGCGTGAGCAGCTGGAGACGGAAGCAGCTGCGGCCAACTCCAGATCGAGAACGCAGACCGTTGGCGCCGGCACGGCCGGCACCGCGACGACGGCAGGCAGCGGCGATGCACTCTTCAATCCACAGCATGCCGACCAGATCGCCGGCTGGATGCTGGGCGGCCTGCTGACGGTGGGCGCGGTTGTCGCCGCCATTCTCATCATACGCGCCATCATCCACCGGCAGCGGGCCTCGGCCTATGCCGCCGAAGCGAAAAGGATCACCTCATGAGCACGGTTCTTGCCTCCATCCTGATCGAGGCGGCGACCAGGGTCGGCGCGCCGATCGTCAAGCAGCTGCTTGAACAGCATGTCGGCGGCACGGCCGGCGAGATCGGTGGCATGGTCATCGACGCCATTGCCGGCAACGCCGGTGTGGCGCCAGACGCTCTTCCTTCCCTCCCGGCCAGGGACCTCGAAGCCGCCGTGGCCGCTGTCGAGGCAGAAACGCCCGGGCTCGTTGCCGCATGGGTCGACCAGCAGCGTGAGGCCAACCGGCTGATGCTGGCTGAGCTGGACAGAAGCGAGAGCTGGTGGACCTGGGCATGGCGCCCGGCATGGATGTGGTTCCTCGGCTTTCTCTTCCTGTTCCGGCTGGTGCTGGTGCCGATCGCCGATGCGATCCTTGGCTCCGAGATCGCAGCAGCCGTCGACCTCCCTACCATGATGACGCTGACTGCCTGGTTCATGGGCCTCTACATGGGCGGCCACACGCTCAAGGATGCGCTCACCAAGTGGACGGCACGGTCCTGACGGTCGGAGAGCCAGAATGAAAAACCTTTCCCCCGCGCTCCAGGCCCATCTCGATGAGGGCACGACGACGCTCGCTTGGGTGTGGCGCATCGCCCGTACCGATGGTGCCGTGTTCGGCTTCACCGACCATGATCGGACGCTGTCGTTCGACGGCACCGCGTTCGAACCGGAAAGCGGGTTGACAGCGTCGGAAGTCCGCACGGGCTCCGACCTTTCCGTCGATGCGCAGGATGCGCAAGGCGCGCTGACCTCCGACCGCATCACCGAAACCGACATTCTCGACGGCCGCTGGGATAATGCCGAGGTCGAGGTCTGGCGGGTCAACTGGGCCGATACCGCACAGCGCGTACTGTTGCGACGCGGCGCCATCGGTCAGATCCGGCGCGGCCGGCTCGCCTTTGTCGCCGAGATGCGCAGCCAGGCGCATGTGCTGAGCCAGACCGTCGGCCGCCTGTTCCAGGCGACCTGCGGTGCCGAACTTGGCGACGGGCGATGCCGGGTCAATCTCGACGCGTCAGCCTTCAAGGGCACAGGCGCGGTGATCGATCTGCTGCGTGACCGCGCCTTCACCGCCTCAGGGCTGGCGAGCTTTACCGCGGGCTGGTTCGGCTTTGGCACGGTGACATGGACCAGCGGCGCCAATGCCGGGCGACGAGCGGAGGTGTTGAGCCATGATCTCGTGGACGGTATCGCCATCGTGACGCTGCTCGAGGCGCCGGTACGCGCCATGGCCGAGAGTGACGCCTTCATCATCCGCGCCGGCTGCGACAAGCGGCTGGCGACCTGCTCAGCAAAATTCGCCAATGTCGCCAACTTCCGCGGCTTCCCCCACATCCCCGGCCAGGACGCGGTGCTGCGCTATGCGACGAAGGATGGCGGCCATGATGGAGCGGTGCTGTGAAGCCCGCCAACCCGACAAAGGTCATTAACACAGCCCGGTCCTGGCTCGGCACGCCGTACCACGACCAAGCCAGCCTTCGGGGCGTCGGCTGCGATTGCCTTGGCCTCGCGCGCGGGGTCTGGCGCGAGGTGGTGGGCGACGAGCCGTTTGTCATCCCGCCCTATAGCCGCGACTGGGGCGAGACCGGGCCGCACGAAGTGCTGGCCGAAGGCGCGCGCGGCGCCATGATCGAGACCGCCGCGACTGATGTTGGTCCCGGCGCGCTGTTGATCTTCCGCATGGAGCGCCGGGCCATCGCCAAGCATGTCGGCATCCTGACCGAGGCCGGCACCTTCATCCATGCCTATGAGCGCCTTGGGGTGATCGAGGAAAAGCTCACCCTGCCCTGGCGGCGGCGTATCGCCTTCGCCTTCCTGTTTCCTCGCCCGACCCGCACCCGGCAAAAGAAGAAGACCTGATCCATGGCCACCCTTGTTCTCGGCGTTGCCGGCGCTGCCATTGGCGGCTCGATCGGCGGCACGATCCTTGGCGTCAGCGCCGCAACCATCGGCGGTTTCATCGGCTCGACCGTGGGTTCGGTGGTCGACAGCTGGATCATCTCGTCGCTGGCGCCGACGCAGCGGATCGAAGGGCCACGGCTCGACAGTCTGCGCATCACCTCGTCGACCGAAGGGGCCGTCATTCCTCGGCTCTATGGCCGCATGCGCATCGGCGGCAACATCATCTGGGCGACGGATTTCCGCGAGGAAACCCGAACCACCACCCAAGGCGGCGGCAAGGGTGGCGGGGGCGGCAAGGTTAGGACCACCGAATATCTCTACTACGCGAGCTTCGCCGTGGCGCTCTGCGAAGGCCCGATCACCGGCATTGGCCGCGTCTGGGCCGATGGCAAGCCCATGGACACCGCCGGCATCACCTGGCGCTGGTATCCCGGCGACGAAAGCCAGACCGCCGATCCCTTCATCTCCGCGAAGATGGGGGCCACCAATACGCCATCTTATCGCGGCACGGCCTATGTGGTGTTCGAGGAACTGCCGCTGACCGACTACGGCAATCGTCTGCCGCAGCTCTCCTTCGAAGTGTTTCGCCCGCTCGCCGATCCCGACACCGCCGAGGGGTTGACGCAGGCCATCACCCTGATCCCGGCTTCGGGCGAGTTCACCTATGCGACTGAAGCGATCCGCAAGGGGGGCAGCGGCGCGCAGCTGGCGGAAAACCTCAACGCGCTTTCCGACAGTGCCGACATGGTCGTCGCCCTCGACCGGCTGCAGGCCATGGCCCCGAACGTCGAGAGCGTCAGCCTCGTCGTTGCCTGGTTCGGCAACGATCTGCGCGCCGGTAATTGCACGATCCGCCCCGGCGTCGAAGTTCCGGCCAAGACCACCAGCCCCAAAACCTGGACCGTCAATGGCGTTGCCCGGGCCAATGCCCATCTCGTCAGCCGTGATGCCGAGAACCGCCCCGTCTATGGCGGCACGCCCGCCGACTTTGCCGTGGTACAGGCAATCCGTGAACTGAAGGCGCGCGGACTGCGCGTGACCTTCTATCCGTTCATCCTGATGGATGTGCCGCCCGGCAACACATTGCCGAACCCATATTCGGACAATGCCGCGATCGCTGGTCAGCCGTCCTTCCCCTGGCGCGGTCGGATCACCTGTTCGCCTGCACCTGGCTATGTGGGAAGCGTCGACAAGACCGCCGCAGCGGCTTCACAGGTCGCGAGTGTCTTCGGCGCGGCGACACCGGCGAACTTCTCCGTCTCGGGCGAAACCGTCAGCTGGACCGGTCCTTCCAGTGACTGGGGTTTGCGGCGGATGGTGCTGCATTATGCGCATCTGTGCCAGGTCGCCGGCGGCGTCAACGCCTTCCTCATCGGCTCGGAACTGCGCGAGCTGACCACGATCCGCTCCGGCGCATCCACCTATCCGGCCGTGCAGGCCTTCCGCGACCTGGCGGCCGACGTTCGATCCATCCTCGGGGCCAGCACGAAGATCGGCTATGCCGCCGACTGGTCGGAGTATTTCGGGCACCAGCCGCCGGACGGGAGCGGCGACGTGTTCTTCCACCTCGACCCGCTCTGGGCCGACGCCAATATCGACTTCATCGGCATCGACAACTACATGCCGCTGTCGGACTGGCGCGACGGCTTCGACCATCTCGATGCGCAAGACGGCTGGCCCGCCATCCACGACCGCGCCTATCTGCAGTCCAACATTACCGGCGGTGAAGGCTTCGACTGGTTCTACGCTTCCGAAGCCGACCGGATGAACCAGGTCCGAACACCGATCACCGATGGTGCCGCCGGCAAGCCGTGGGTCTTCCGCTACAAGGACCTGCGCGCCTGGTGGTCCAACGCGCACTACAACCGGCCCGGCGGCGTGGAAAGCGCCACACCGACGGCATGGGCGCCAAAGTCGAAGCCCGTCTGGTTCACCGAGCTTGGCTGCCCGGCCATCGATCGCGGCACTAATCAGCCGAACGTCTTCTTCGACCCGAAATCGTCCGAAAGCTTTACGCCGTACTTCTCGCGCGGCTGGCGCGACGATGCCATCCAGCGAGCCTATCTGGAAGCGACCTGGCTCTGGTGGGGCGATCCGGCGAACAACCCGATATCCTCGGTCTATGGCGGACGAATGGTGCACATTCCCGAATGCGCCGCCTGGACCTGGGATGCGCGGCCCTATCCGTTTTTCCCGGAGTTGACCGATGTCTGGACCGACGGCCCCAACTGGCGGCTCGGTCACTGGCTGAGCGGACGGCTAGGCGCTGTGTCGCTGGCGGCGCTCGTGCGGCATCTGTGCCTGCGTGCCGGCATGCCGGAAGCCCGCATCGACGTTTCCGGTCTCTGGGGCGCGCTGGAGGGCTATGTGATTGGTGCGCTGGAAAGCCCGCGCGCCTCGATCTCGAACCTGGCCCGTCACTTCGGCTTCGACGCCGTCGAGAGCGAGGGAAACATCCGCTTCGTCATGCGCGGGCGGGCATCTGTCGCGACCATCTCGGCTGATGCCATGGTGGCCTCCGGTCAGGACGAGGTTTTCGAACTGACCCGCGGCCAGGAAACAGAACTGCCCCAGGCACTCAAATGGCAGGTCGCACGTGCCGATGAGGATTACGATGCCGCCGTGGTCGAAGCCCGCCGCATCACCGTCGAGGCATCCCGCATCAGCGCCGAAACCTTCCCCTTTGCCGTGCCGCCCGAAGAAGCCGAACGCCGCTGCCGGCGCGCTCTGATGGAAGCCTGGACCGGACGCGAGAGCGCTGTCTTCCGTCTGCCGCCATCACGCATGGCGCTCGATCCGGCCGACGCGATCTGGCTCGATCATGATAGCCGCCAGCTCGGTCTCCGCCTTGTTTCGGCCGCCGATGCCGAATCCCGCGCCGTCGAGGCGATCCGCCAGGATCGGCAGGATTATGACCTGCCGCCCGGCGCGGCACGACCGGCAACGCCGGCGAAGATCGTCGCCTTCGGCGCGCCGGAAGTGGTGATCCTCGACCTGCCACAGCTGACCGAAGGCCGCACCCCGCACCATCCGCTGATTGCCGCCCATGCCGTGCCATGGCCGGGCCAGATGGCGGTGTTTCGCAGTCCCGGCGCCGATGGCTTCGAGCTGGTCACCGCCTTCGCCACCCGCGCACGCATCGGCACGCTGGTCAACGATCTCTGGTCCGGGCCGGTATCGCGTTTCGACCATGGCAATGTCATGATCGTCGATCTGGCCTCCGGCACGCTGGAAAGCGTCACCGACATGGCGCTGTTCGGCGGCGCCAATGCGCTCGCCGTGGAAAGCACGCCCGGCGCCTGGGAGATCGTGCAGGCGGGCGCGGCCGAGCTGCTGGCGCCCGGCCGGTACCGGCTCACCCGGCTCCTGCGCGGCCAGCGCGGCACCGAACAGGCGATGGGCAATCCGACACCTGCCGGCGCACGCGTCGTCGTGCTCGACAGCCTGCTCGCCGATCTGCCGGTTGCCGAGGCCGATCTCGGCATTCCGTGGAACTGGCGCATCGGTCCGGCCTCGAAACCGGTCAGCGACGAGACCTATGTCGCAAGAAGCTTCACGCCGCAGGGCGTGGGATTGAGGCCCTTCGCGCCGGCCCATGTCGAGCAGCCGTGGCGCCGGGCGCGTGTGCCCGGCGATCTCACCATTCGCTGGACGCGCCGTGACCGCTCGCTTGCCGCTGACAGCTGGAACGCCGCCGAAGTGCCGATGAGCGAGGCGACCGAAACCTATGTGGTCGACATTCTCGACGGTTCAGTCGTCAAGCGATCCTTGACCACTGCCACCACCAGCGCCGTCTATACCGGTGCCGACCAGACGGCCGACTGGGGCGCGCCGCTCGGGCCTGGCAATTCCCTCACTGTCCGTATTGCCCAGATCGGGCAGCTCTTCGGCCCCGGTGTCGCCTCCGTCACCACACTCTCGTTCTGATCAGGAGAGCTTTGTTCATGTCCGACACCACGGCGCATCTGGCACTGCCCTTCATCATGGCCGCGCAGGCCCAGAAGCATGTCACCCACAATGAGGCGCTGCGCTTGCTCGACGGGCTCGTGCAGCTCTCCGTCCTCGACCGGGATCTGACTGCGCCGCCCGGCAGCCCCGCCGACGGCAACCGCTACATCGTGGCGTCGGGCGCCACCGGGGCGTGGACAGGCTGGGATCTGAACGTCGCGCTCTGGACCGACGGTGCCTGGTTGCGCCTGCCGCCACGAGCCGGCTGGCAGGCATGGGTCGAGGACGAAGGTCTGCTGCTGGTCTACAATGGTTCGGCGTGGATCGGCACGACGCCGATATCACTGCAGAACATGGCGCTGCTGGGCCTCGGCACCACGGCGGATGCCTCCAATCCGTTTTCCGCAAAGCTCAACGCCGCGCTCTGGACCGCGAAGACCGTCGCCGAAGGGGGCACCGGCGATCTGTTCTACACCATGAATAAGGAGGCGGCCGGCGACGATCTCGGGCTGACGCTGCAGACCGGCTTCGTCACCAAGGCGCTGGTCGGGCTCTTCGGCTCGGACAGGTTTCGGCTGGCGGTCTCGGCCGATGGCAGCACCTTCTTCGACGGATTGATTGTCGACAACGCCAGCGGCATCGTCGACCAGCCCCGGCTGCCGAGGTTCAAGGCCTACACGAACTACGACAATTATGTCGGCGTCGGCACCTGGACGAAGATCGCCATCAACAACACAGACTACAACGATCAGGGCGCCTTCGACGCCGCGAACAACCACTTCGTGGCGCCCGTGGACGGCACCTACCTCTTCGGCGCGACGCTCATGTACAAGGTCAACGCCAGTACAACTGCGCGCATGCGCGGGCGGCTCGTGCTGAACGGGACGACCGAAATCCGCGGCTCCCTCGGCGAAATCTCCGCCACCCACGTCTCGCTCGCCACCGCGATCTGGTTGCAGACCATGGTGCCACTGACGGCCGGCGATATCGTCGAGCTGCAGGGGTATTTCCGGGTCGCGGACGGCTACTTCGCCGCCGATCAGACGTCCTTCTGGGGCTGCAAGATCGGCTGAGTGCGCTTCCAAGGTAAGAGCATCTTCTTACGACTGCGCCTCTTTGGCGCCGATTTCGATCCGATCGTCCTCGGATTGCAGCCATTCTGACAGGCTGTTTACAGACGCGACTATCTGATCCGGTTTCCGAAGCGCGCACTCCCACACTGTTGCAACGCGCCAGCCCTCTTCCAGAAGCCTCCCGCGTACTGCTGCGTCTCGAGCAACGTTCGCGGCGAACTTTCCCTGCCAGAACTCCTGGCGGGTCGATGGTGTGGTCGTGTAGCGGCACCCCTCGTGACGATGCCAGAAACAGCCATGCACGAAGACGACGGCGCGATACTTCGGCAGAACGAGGTCCGGTCGACCGTGGACCGCCTTCGAATGGAGCCGGAATCGGAAACCGCGCGCGTGCAACGCCCGCCTCAGCGCCAGCTCGGGCTTCGTGTCCTTTCCCCTGATCCCTGCCATCATGCGGGACCGGGTCTGCTGATCCACGATATCTGTCACATGCGTCCTGGTTTTCGTCCCTGAACCTGGTATACACCGGCTGAATGAAGTTCGTCAGGAGCCTGATTTGCCTTCGACTTTCGGCATCGTTGATCTGTTCGCCGGCCCCGGCGGACTTGGCGAAGGGTTTGCATCTCTTGCCGAGGACGGCCACGCGCCGTTCCGGATCGGCATCTCTGTCGAGAAGGAGGCATCGGCGCACCGGACGCTGATACTGCGCGCGTTCCTGCGCGGATACCGCGCACGTCACGGGACCTTGCCCCGACAGTTCATCGATTTCCACGCTGGGGAAGTGTCCGAACCGGACTGGTCGGAAGTCGATGCGGCTTCCTGGCGAGCAGCGATCGAAGAGGCGCGTGGCCTCGAACTCGGCACCGAGGCCGCAGCAACAGCGATCGATGCCGCCATCGAGAAGCTGAGGGCAGGCTACGATGACACGATCCTGATCGGCGGCCCGCCGTGTCAGGCCTACTCCCTCGTGGGTCGGGCGCGGTCGAGGGGCAAGGTCGGCTATGTGCCTGAGTTGGATGAACGGCACTACCTGTTCCGCGAGTACATCAGAGTGCTCGACAGGCTTCGGCCGGCAGCCTTCGTGATGGAGAACGTCAAGGGCATGTTGTCCTCGACTGTCGAGAGCCGACTCGTGTTCGAGATGCTGATGGAGGACCTTGCCTCCCTCGGCAGCGGCCATGGCCATCAATACGAGCTGCGGGCCATTCGGGTCGAAGACGGTAAGGCCAGCCTGCAGGAGGCGATGCGTCCTTCGGATTTCGTCGTGCGCGCCGAAGAGTTCGGCGTTCCGCAGCGACGCCATCGGGTAATCATCGTCGGGATCAGGGCTGATCTGGCAGGAAAGGCGGCCGGCACCGCCATTGCGGTCTCCGGACCAGCACGATCTGTCAGTGACGTCATTGAATCCATGCCCCCCTTGCGAAGCGGGATCAGTCGCGGGGCGGACAGCGCGGAAGACTGGCGACAGGAGGTGAGAGATGCTGCGAAACTGCTGGCGCGTATGCATGCCGGGAAGGACAATCAGCCGCTCCGTGAGGCATTCTCGTCAGTTGCAAGGCGCACGGCGACGGAAGCCCCTTGTAGTCGGAAGGGTACACGCCTTCCCGAGAACTACGGGAATTCGAATGATGAACTGCTGCGCTGGCTGGAGCGTCCGGACCTTCGCGCTTTCGCCCAGCATGAAACGCGGGGACACATGGCGTCTGATCTCGGCCGCTACCTGTTCGCAGCCGTGTTCGGGGCCGTCTGTGGTTACAGCCCGAAGGCCGCCGATTTTCCGCTCGCGCTGAGCCCGGATCATCGCAACTGGCACAGCGGGGTGTTCAATGACCGGTTCCGCGTCCAGCTGGCCGATGAGGCCTCAACCACTGTCACAAGCCACATCTCGAAGGATGGTCATTACTTCATCCATCCCGATCCTCTGCAGTGCCGCAGCCTGACGGTGCGCGAAGCTGCGCGACTTCAGACATTCCCCGACGACTACCTGTTCATGGGCAATCGGACCCAGCAGTACGTCCAAGTCGGGAACGCCGTGCCGCCGTTTCTGGCACGCCAGATTGCAGGGCTGATCCTGAGCGCGCTGGCTTGA